TCTGATAGTTTGAGTGTTAGTCCACCGCCACTAATAGACACAATACGTCCGGTTCCTGTGCCCCATAATGGAACATCATGAGCAACTTTAACCCAGTCGCCTCTAGTACACACTAAGTACTCAAAGTCTGTGTTAAAAGTATAAGTTTCTGGTCGCAACTTTAGCTGTGCATAATGCCACTTACCAAAATATTCAGCCTGAGCTTTATTAGTAACGCCAGGTAATACTAGCTCTTCAAATATTGTAGCATTTGCAGCCAACATACCTTCTTTGTATACAATAATTTCATCTGGTTGATAGGCTTTATCCTCATTTGGGAAAGATATGCGAAAACCATCAGGAATTTTTGGTAATATTTTTGTAGCTTCAAATCCCCAGCTATTGTGCGGAGTAAAGTGCTGTATTGGATAGCTGCGGGGTTTATCTATTACCACAGACCACTTACCATCAACAAAACTAGGGCTGGCTTTACCGGCTGCCGCTATGTCTCGTAGTACATCCATTACACTTTGTGTATTAGTTATTACCGCATTATAACTTAACTTTTTTGACACACAAAAAGCATGCCATGTTTGAAACTGTGCTAGATCAATTGAAGAAGCTGCATTTGCTACTTCTACTCGATATGCGTTAGCTGGATGACTTAATACATATAAAAACAAACTAGCAGGATTATTAGTTGCTCTTAAGGTCCAGTGTGTACCGTCCCAGTCATAAGCAATTGTTTGTAGTAATGCATTTACACCTTCAATAGTACCATTTGCTTTGCTGCTACTTTGTAATCGAATAGCGCTTTTTGCAATTCTACAACCAGGTGGATCAATAGCAGGTTGAGTATTACTGAACGCAGTAACACTAAATAATACTACTTTAAAGTAATTTCTTAATTCATCACTAGGTTCTGGGTTACTATCATTAACTCTGCGCACTCTAACTTCGTATTGTGCTGGGGCTAGGTTCTTGAATGAATATACAAAATTAAATGCGTTTTTTTCTTTACTATAGAAACTATTTGTTCCAAATGTAAGTATAGTGCTATTAGAAGATGCTGAGTTTAAAAATCCGTCACTATTATAAGTAATTTTTACAGCTACGGCTTTCTTACCGGTCCTATTTGTTGCAAGTATACGAATTGTATGAGCGCCTGCTTCAAGTTGTATAACTTTAGAGGATACGTCATTATATCCTGGAAAAGGCATTGATATAATAGGATTACCGTCAATTATAACGTCACCCAAGTCGTCAACACAAGCTTCTACTTTATAATAGCCATCTGTTGCAGTAGTAAAACTAAATGTTTTATCGAACGTCTCTCCAGTGTTTCCAGCATTCCAGACTCCGTCAGTTTGTAAAAGTTGGTTCCATCCGCTATAGGAGCTAGTAGCGGCAAACGTACCTGCTTGTCCTAATGTTGTAAAAATAGTATTGTCTATACCGGTATTAACTGTTTGCGCACTAGTATAATAACCAGTGCTAATCATTATTTTTACAGCTCCTGTACTACTTGTACTAGTTGGAGCATCGTAATACGGGGCAGTTTCATTTGTATAACTAAAATTAAATCCAGTATAGTTTGATGAGTTGCCACGAAGATCATCGTGTGTAACGTATCCAGTAGTACCATACACACATACATTATATAGCTTAATAAAACTAGAGGGTACTTCTGGTAGGCGAGTATAGCTATCTCCAAAGCCCAGTAACTGACTATAAGTAGAAGACTTGTAATCGTTCACTAATTCTGTGCTTGGCTCGCCAAGTTGAGTGTTTGTGGCTGCACCAGCAAAAGTGTGTACTAACCCACCAGCACCTACTGCAATTGTATACCAGCGATATAAATTTACAACACTGCCTAAAAAACTATTGTCTCCACCAGCAATTGTAGTACTGGTATATGTTGCTGCAGGTAGTGTGTCTGTGTACGCACTTGTAGTTGTAGTATCAGTACTACCATTCATAAAGTTAGGTACAGGATTCCATAAACCTCCAACTTTACGATACTGTAACTCTATTTGTGCAACTGCTTCCTGTACTTCACCAGCCTTACTGCCTTTAGCAATAATTTGACGCATACCTTCTGGAAAGGTAAAAGCAACATCTATTTTAGTAACATCAGTGGTATTGAAAGTAACAGTTTTCCAAGGATTGGGAGGTACTAACGCCGGTACAGTAATTGTATCATATACAAGTTCTAGGTTAGTTATGTCTTGCTCTACATCTTTTGAATATAATTTGTTAAAAGATGTAGGATTATCTGTAGAATATCCTGGTAAATGTACAGGAAATGGCATGTCTTGTACAAAACCTGTATAATAATCTTTAATTGGGGTAGCACCTACCTGTTCATCACTAATTTGCAGAGGACCATAGCCCCATACTAGTAATAAATTTAATAACGTAGTACTAGGTTGACTTTCGATGTATGGAGTTGCACCTAGCAGTCCTGCCATGCGAATTTTTCCCAGTACAACAGGGATTGCGCCAAAGCGATTGGCTTGATTACTGCTACCGTTAAATAAATTTAATTGTGTACCTGTGCCGGGATTGTTTTGTGTAGCAGGGCGAATTGGAAAAATAGCATTTGTTAAAGCTGCTCCTGCTAAATTTGTGGCAACTACCGCTGCAGCAAACTTAAATTTTGTAGCAGTATCTGCAGCTGCTAAAGCTTCTAAACTGGTAACGTCGGCAAAGGCATAACCAGTTTGTATAGCTACAATTGCTACAACAACCATTAAAACCATACGTGCAGCATCTTTACCAGGAACAGCACGATATGCTAAACTTTGGCCTTGTTGTAATACTGTGGTTTCCCAGTCTTCTTTTTTAACAGGTACACCGTCTATTAAGATTACAATTTTTGAAAACAATCGCTCGCTTACTTTATATTTCTCTTTTATAAACTCAGCAAACTGTTGAACTGTAGTTCCTGCAACTGTCCAATCGCGATGAACTACAGTTCGTAAAGGGTTAGGCATAGATACGCTAGGTATCATTTGCTTTTTAGAATACTTATAAAAACCAGCAATACGCTTGTCCCATTGCTGACTTGATAGTGACTCAACTACACTATCTTTCCCATCACGGGAATGTAAAAAGTTATTATCACCAAGGCATATACCAATATGAGTTGGTTCGCCATAGATATTAAAAAGAACTAAGTCGCCAGCTTCTGGCACATCTACCTTAGTCCAGCTTTCTTTGTGTTGGCTAATTAGTTCTTTTATATTTTCGCTTGTATCGCCATTGTATTCTGTAGAATAGCTTGGTAAGTCAATATTTAATTCTTGGGAATAGTATAGTCGAGCTAATCCCCAGCAATCAATACCAGTAGTATCTCTGCCATTATCTTTATAAGGTAACCCAATGTATTTATCTAGCATCATTAAAATAGCCCCGGGAAATAATTAGGCGTAAAGTTAAACGCGGGAAATGGCTCTGACTCATAGCTAATCATGTTTAACACAAAACTAATAGATTCTGCGCTATAAGTAGCACTGGTAATATAGAAAGCAGGAAAACTTGCTTCTACAGTACCAGGAGAGTTTGCTAAAACTAATTCTAAAAGAATCTTTGTAGGCTTTGTTAGCTGTGTTCTTATTAACTCTACAGCTTCTCTGGTTACATAATTTAGTGTAATGGAGCAGCTAGGTGCTCCAGTATCTGTTTCTGTAGGTAAAGATATTGCCATTGGTAGGAATGTATAGTCATTACCCCTACTAGTCACGCCATAGTAAACTTCATCCGCAGTCTCTGAAATACGCTTAGTATAATTATCAGATAATCTTACTATGGGTAGATTAGTCGAGGGGTCGTATATTGTTAAAAGCATAATAATGCTTTCCTCTGTTTCAGAAGAGTACATTGCTTTAACAGCTGACGCGGATAAACTACTTAATCTACTCATGACGGTAATATTTCAAATGTAAAACTAGTTTCCCAATAACCAGGGGCTAGATATTTTAACTGGAATAGCTCTGAATCACCGCTTGGGACTAGTCGAGCCTCTATGATAGCTTGCGTACGTGGATGTCTGAACCCAAATCTTGCTACGCCTTTAATATCATTTTTAACCCATGTTTCTAAGGTACTCACTTGCGCGGTAGTAAGTATAAAACTTAAACTCATAGTATTGGGAGCATTACTACGTCTACGCATCTTTGCAGGACCTGAGTCCATCTGAGAGCGAATAATATTCACCCCGACAGACTCAGTAAATCCTTTTTGAGGAGCTTGTGGAAAATTTCCTGTTGTGGGCCATAGGTAAGTATACGCCATAGTTATCTCCTTCCAATTACTGGTCTAGTTCCATATGTTGAAGAAAGCGTCTGTTGCAAAGAACTTCCCGAACGAGACATTTCACCAGCAACCATGTCACCAATAAGAACCTCAATCTTACGATTTCCGCGACCATCA